GGCATCAGAAGGTCTTGATATACCAGAACTTAATACATTATTTATGGTAACACCACGTAAAGAAGTTGAACAATCTGTTGGACGAGTTATTAGAAAAATTAATCTAAATATATGTCCAGTAATTTATGACTTTACAGATCAGTTAAACAGTTTTATTAATCAAGGTGCATATAGACGGAAATTATATAAGAAAATGGGTTTCGAAATAAAAAATATTCAAGTTAAAAATAATAAAATAATTTCTGAAACAATTGATAATCATATTGAATATGATACTAGTTTAATTAAAAAAGTAAATGAAGATTGTGATTTTATTGATTAAGTTAAAATCAAATATAAAATATATTAACTACTCGATCCAGTTAATTCATCTTGTGATAAATTAGCATATATAAATGTTTTTATCCATTGATATGCATCTTTGACATAATTATATTATTCAAATTTGTTATTAACAGGATCTTCACCATGAATTCTACCAATTTGATTTTTAATAATAATTATTTCTTGACAGTTGAATATAATAAAAATAAGCAAACTTATAAATACATTATTGACTATAAAATTATATAATATCGATTGTATAAAGAAATAATTTTTTTATTATTAAATGCATATGATTAAAGAAATGAGCATCAACATACAGATCAATTATTAATAAAACGTTTAATTTTATTAACATAATTAATATTATACACACCTTTACCCATTTCATAATCTGAAATAATATTATGTGGAATACATAATTGATTTGCAAGTTGTTTTTGTGTTAACTGCTTTGCTAGTCGTGTTGATGCAATTTGTTTTCCAAAATCACGTGTAACCATAATCGGTTTAATATCTGGCTCTGCATCTGGTTCCTTTGGATCATAAATTTTTTCACATTTTACGGTTGTTAAATTATTATTAATATTTTGTTTAGCAACCTTTGTCTTGACAATAGTAGGTGCATTTGGATTTTTTTTACCAAGATTAACTGTTTCCCAATTTTGATGATTCATTAAATATATTATTCTTTTATTTAAAATACAATAAAAATCAATTTTTTTTAGACAATACTTATTATAAACTAATTTATATAGACAATACTTATTATAAACTAATTTATATAGACAATACTTATTATAAACTAATTTATAGACAATACTTATTATAAACTAATTTATATAGACAATACTTATTATAAACTAATTTATTTAATTTTCAAAGAAGATAAATTATTCGAAATGCCTTATGGTTTTTGTTTAACAATAGTTGAAATACTATTTCTAGTCCATAATTTTGATCGTCTGAAAATATTATTAGAGTTTAAGAAATTGGCAATATCAACACATGACATATTTCCATATTCTACTTTTTCAATATTTTCATTTTCATTTTTTGTATTATATATTTCATGTGTTATATTTGTTATCATAAATAATAAATAATTAATTGATTTCATATCAGATCCCCAATATAGTTTATTAATAAATGTAATAATTAATTGTTCATAATTATTTGTTGTAACATTTCTACTAATATTATTATTAACTAAATATTTATTATATTGTAATCCATATTTTGGTATTGACGATAAATATGTATTATTTCTTTTACGATATTCAATACTTTTTTTAATTCGTTTGCTTAATGTTTTAATTTCAAGTTCTCCATCATAAATTGATGATAAAATTTTTTTGATATCATTAGTATTATTAGTAATTAAATTATCAGCTACAAAATGAATAGTAATATTTTTTTGTTCACATAATTTTAACAATTGTGTAAATTCTGATAAATTTCTAGAAATTCGTGTTGGTTCACAAATAATTAAATGTATATTTTTATTTTTATTAATGATATCAAGTAATTTTTTTTGATTAGCAATAGTTTTTGCAGAACAAACTTCATTCACAACACATTTAATATTATATTGATTTTTAATACAATATATGTTACTAATATCTTTTTGCAAATCAAGACTTGAGCCAAATACTTGATTTTTTGTACTAACACGTGAATAAATAACAGCATTACCCTTATAATTTTTTGATAGACCTATATTACTCATTATATTAATTTAATATCATTGTTCAATGTTATTAAATAAGTATAAATCAATTTTTTTAATTCAGATTTTAAGATTAGATAATTCAAATCTTAATATTTTTATTAATACAAGAATGCTTATCTGGTACTGATTTATATATCCATTGTACAAAACAGATTGGACATGTTTTATTAGTTTGAACCCATGGATTAATACATTCATAATGAAATGAATGACCGCATGAACCTTCAACAATCTGAGAGTCAATACATTTATCTTGATAATAAAGACTATTTGTATTCAAACTTTCACGACAAATAGTGCAATCTGTATTTGATGGCAAATTATACCCCCAACTACTAAGAATTTTAATATTATTAATAATAAATTTGTTAGACATTATTAATTAATATTTATTATTTTAAATTAATAAATATCAATTTTTATTATTTATAGTTATAGGTTATAGTTATCTATAAATCTGCATCACTGCTATTAATAGTAGTATCAAATGATGATAAATCTGAATCTGACATAGTCATTGTACTTGATGAAAATAAATCGGATTCTTCAAAAAAATTTTTTTTATTAGTTTTTACTTTTTTCTTAGCCCCACCAAAAATACTATGATTAAAATTGTTAACTACACCATTACCATCAGTTTTAACTACATCGTTACCATCAGTTTTAACTACACCATTACCATCATTTATCATAACATTATCAGTCTGATTCTTATTCTCAATAAAATTCTTACTAACCTGAGACATTATTAATTTATTATAAAGGGGATCATTATTAAGTTGTTTAAAAACAGCAGATGATGAATCAATAGCAACTTTAGCGGAATCAAAAGTAGATTTAACAGATTCAAGTGTGGATTTAGCAGAATCAAAAGTAGATTTAACAGATTCAAGTGTGGATTTAGCAGAATCAATAACAGAATCAATTGTAGACCCTGTAGATTTTACAGAAACAGTTTCAGTATCATTTACATCTGAAACAGTAAGGATGTCAATAGTACTTTCAATTAGTTTTTTTAATGCTTCATCAATTTTTTGTTGATTATTAGTTTTTTTATTATCACATAAATTATTAATTTCATTATCTAATTGATTATTTAATTTATTATCATGTTGACTATTAACATGTTTTTTTAAATCAGATGCTTTACAATTTGTTATTGCACCACCATTTATTTTAACATATTTATCTTCTGTATTGTTATTTTCAGATTCAGATAATAATTTAATTAACTTATTAGCATCTTTATTAGCATAATGACCACCCCATATATCAATTAATCTAGGTGTTTCTGTTAAATTATTTACAGATTTTGTATCTTTTAATGCACCTGATAAATTACCACCTTTTTGAGTTTTACCTTGTGATATCCCATCTAATATATTTGATAATAAAGGCGTATCAGTTAAATTATCAATATTTAACATATTATTATTTGATTTTCCACCTAATTGTAAGTTTGAGCTATTTATTTTACTTTTAATTGATTGTGATTGTGATTGTTTTGATTTTAAAGCTATATATTTAGCTTTATATTTTAAATATTTTTCTTGGTACGACATTATATATTAATTATGTAGATTTTAATATTTATAATATTTTATAATGAACAATAAATATTAAATAAAAATCTTAATATAATTTTATTTAATTAAATAAAAATTTATACATTTGTTTATCCTCGTATAATAAACTATAATAAGAACAAAGTTTTATATGATTAATATAACTATTCATGATTAATATTGTAATAAAATTATAAAAAAATCTATATATAGATAATATGAAAAAAAATATACATAATATGAAAAAAATGATAATTAAACAAGATATGAAATGTGCACCAAATAAACAATACATGGATGGCTCGTGTTTTTCTCACGAAACATTAATAAATATTGCTAATAATTATAATAAAAAAAATAATAATAAAATTAATCTTAATCTTTCTAAATCAGAATTAGTTAATGAACTGGATAAACGATTAAATAATAAATGTTCTGATCAAACATGTTGGTTAAGATTAGATGTTGTTAAAGAATTAAATAATAAAGATATTGAAATTAATACATTTAGACCAACTGGTCCTAAAAAAAAATATGAATGGCTAAGTACAACACATATTAATGATGTTATTCAACAATATCATGATGTTCATAATGATTTTTTATTTTTAGGTGCTGTACCATTAGATTTTGAAGATTTACCTGTATTACGTATTAATAATTTAAGTTTTGATGAATTATTAGAAGATGGTAAGAAAAAAATAGGTTTAGTTATTAATCTTGATGAACATTGGCAAGATGGTTCGCATTGGGTTTCGTTATATATGGATTTAGAAAGAAATCAAATATATTATTTTGACTCAGTGGGAAAAAAACCCTTGAAAAAAACTAGAAAATTTATTAATAGAATTACAAAATATATATATTTTAAAAAATATAATAAAAGATTGCCACTAAATGATGTTATTGAAAAATTTAAACAAATAAAAAAAGAAAAAGATGAAACAATTATAGAATCTAATGAACATATTAAAAATTTATTAGATGGTGATTTTGATATTAGACATAATCATATTCAACATCAATTTAAAAACTCTGAATGTGGTGTATATTCAATAAATTTTATTGTAAGACTTGTTAGTGGTGAAAGTTTTGATGATATTATTAATAATATAACAAATGATGATTTAATGAATGAAAATAGAAAAACATATTTTAGAAATATTAATTAATTTTTTCAATTATAAATGTTAATGAATGTGGTAAATTATAAAAGTTATATATTAAACCTTTTGAATCTTTAAAAATTATTTCTAAATTATTTAAATTAAATGGATCTTGAAATTTAAATTGACTAATAGATTCACCATTAAAATATAATATACCAAATGGTATATCATTTGATAAATTATTTAAATATAAATAAACTTTATTATCAATTCTTAAATCCCATATATTTTCTGATATATGTGTCTGTTTATTTAATGCATTATTAGTATCATTAATAAAACCCAAGTTATCTTTTGATAATAATGTTGTAATAATATTTATTTTATCAGTTGAAATTGATGATTCAAATATTATTTTTTGTTCTTTGTTAACATTAATTGATAAATTTTCATTAATTGTTTTAATTTTTTCATCAAGTAAAGAAATAAGTTCGTCAATTGTGTATTTTCCAGTATTTAAAGTTACAGATTTTTCTTCATCATTAAATGTAAATGATAATATATTATTCTTATTTTCTTCTATATTAAATCTTGGTACCGGTAAAGAATATGTTGCTAATTTTATCCCAGTTACATTTTTAATTGGTTCCATTGACCATGTATATGTTGAAGAATTTTCTGTATTTGAAACTTCCAATTGCAAATGTTGGGATCTAAATAAATGGTCGTGTTTTATTAACATATCTTTAATATTCAATTCTATTTTATTTATTTCTATTTCTCTCAAATTAAAATTAATTAATTTTTGTTCAATCTCTAATTTTTTTGTATCTAAAGATTTAATTTTAATTTCTATTTCTTCACCTTTATTATTTAATTCTTCAAATTCAATTGCAATTTGTTGTTTTAATTCAGTTATTTTATCTAATGAATTAGAATTTTTAAATTCTAATAATTCATTTTGTAAATTTTCATTCATTTTTTCAAGTTCATCATATTTATATTGTAATTTTTCTAATTTTTGAGTATCTTCTTTAAATTCAATATTAACTGATCTCATAGATGATTTTAAATCATTTAATTTATTAGCATGAGAATGAGAATGAGAACGGCTTTGTTGTCGCTGTTCTAGCAGTTGTTGTTGATCTCGAAGTTGTTGTTGTTCTCGTAACTGTTGTTGATCTCGAAGTTGCTGTTGTTCTCGAAGTTGCTGTTGTTCTCGAAGTTGCTGTTGTTCTCGCTGTTGATTTTGCTGTTGTTCTCGCTGTTGATTTTGCTGTTGTTCTCGCTGTTGATTTTGCTGTTGTTCTCGCTGTTGATTTTGCTGTTGTTCTCGTGGTGGTGGTTGTTGTATATTATTTGTATTCGGTGTTAATGATATATTTGGATCTGTAAAATCAATTTTAGCTGGTTGATTATTTTGTTGATTACTTGATTGACTTATAATATTTCTATCTGAATGTAATTTTTTAAGTCTGTCTTCAAAACTTAAAGTATCTTCAATTATTTCAGTTTCAATTAATGGTCTATCAATATTATCTAAACTAAATAAATTATCATCAGCGTCATTAGATAATCCGTTAAAATCATTATTAAATTGTGATGGATTAACATTTTTAAAATCAGGAACAACTTGATTATTTGAATAATTATTAACAGTATTATTTTGACTTATATTAGATTTGTCATCATCCTGTCTAGTACTAGTTTTTTTGGGTTTTAAAAAGTCAGGTGTTGTTGGTCGTTGTTCTCTCATACTTAATTCAGTTTCTCTTGATTCTTGAATAGACTTCATTCGTACTTTTACATCATCGCTTATTTTTCCTGTATTATAATTATTAAATGCATTTTGTTCAGATGAATTATTAACAATAGGTCTAAATGCTGCATCTAAATTAGAGTCATAATTACCCATATCTGCACTAACACCTTGAAATAAATTATTTTGTTGATTTGATTTAGTAGGTTGTTTTGTAGGTTGTTTTGGTTGTGTTAATTGTTGTTTATTTCTTGGATTCTCTGGTCTGTCCATTAATAAATTACCTTTATTTGGATTTGAATTAAAATCTCGTTGTAATTTTAATTCTGATGATGATTGTTGAAAATTTGAAACTATATTATTTTTTTTTATATCATTAATTGTTTGTGATATTGATATTTTTTTAAATTGATCAAATATTGATGGATAATTTATTTGATTTATTTTAGATAAATCAATATTTTTATATATAGATTTCATATTTTTAATTAATAAATCAATAATTTCTTGTTTACCTTCTCTTGATAAATTGTGTAGTGTTTGATCCTGGTGTATAATTTTATTAAATCCAGAAATTGTATCTTTAGAAAAAAATAAGTTTTGAATTTGATTTTGTGTTTGATTTTGTTCAGTCATTATTGTTTAATAAGGTTTTATTTTTAAAAGTTTTTTAAAATAATTTTATAATGCGTTTTCAAAATATTATATTGATTTTTCTGAATATATTGATATATCCGAATCATAATCTATAATTTCTGGTTTAACTGGTTTTTCTTTCTTTGTTTTAACTGGTTTTTCTTTCTTTGTTTTAACTGGTTTTTCTTTCTTTGTTTTAACTGGTTTTTCTTTCTTTGTTTTTTCTGTTACTGGTTTTTCTTTCTTTGTTTTTTCTGTTACTGGTTTGACTTTCTTTGTTTTTTCTGTTACTGGTTTAACTGGTTTTTCTTTCTTTGTTTTTACTGTAACTGGATCAATAATTTTAATTTCTGTAACTGGTTCAATAATTTTATTTTCTATAACTGGTTCATTAATTTTAATTTCTGTTACTGGATCAATAATTTTAATTTCTGTAACTGGTTCAATAATTTTATTTTCTATAACTGGTTCATTAATTTTAATTTCTGTAACTGGTTCATTAATTATCATTGTTTCACCATCAAAATTATTAATTTTATCCCATGGTGGATAGTATATATCAGATTGTAAATATTGATCTTGTTTAAGTACACCATAAATTATTAGTGCCATTTTTGCAGCATTTTGTTCACCTTCTTTTTTTGACGAACCTATACCATAACTTATACATTTTGTTTGAATAGTATTACAGTCATGCTTTGCATAACTAGATAATAGGGTATCAGAATTAGATATATTTTGTTTTTCAACACCCATAATATATTTTCTTTTATGTGGCGGACCTTCAAAATGTATTGTAATATATTGTGGAAATGTCCATTTATTTTGATGATGTATACGTAATAGTTGATCTTTATAATTATTATCACAATATAATTTTTCAGAATAATCAATTAATGTTTCTAACAAGTTAACAATTAAAAACATACATGGTTCAAATCCATTAGATAAAAATAATGCTCCAATAAATGATTCAAATACGTCTTCGTGAATTTTTTCTAAATTACGACCATTCATTAATTCTATTTGTTTACTAATAATAAAAAATTTACCTAATCCAATTTCTTTAGACATAATTGCTAAATTTTTTTTATCTTCTAATTTTGTTTGTAATCTAGTCATAAATCCTTCATCTTGTTTAGGATATCTATGAAATAGATACATTGATACTATAACTTTTAATACTCGATCACCAAAATATTCTAATCTTTCATATGATTTATCAAATAAATCTAATAAATTTTCAGGATTGCCTAATTCATTACGTGCCATTTCTAATATATTAGATGGAATAATATCTTTTTTACAATAAGATTTATGTGTAAATGCTTGTCTAAAATATTCAATTCGTTTTATACAATCAACTTTAACATTATATTGACTTAATATTTGTATAATATCTTGTTCGCTAATTAAGATATTATTCAAATTATATGGTATATGTATTAATTCTTCATCACCGTCGGGGTTTTTAACTATAAAACCATCATTGATATAATTTGTTTTTTCCATTATATAATAAAGTTATTATTCCTATAAATAAAATATCAATTTTTATTAAATTAAAATTAATATAAATAAATTCTATATTATATTATATGCAAAATCCTAATATTGATAATAATGCTATCGATAAATTAATGCAACTTATTCTACAAAATACAATTCAAACAAATTCAATTTTTGATAGTTTTTCAACACCACCAAAAAAAATAAAAAATATTCGTATAGAAAAAGGAGAAGAAATTCCTGTAAACGAATATAAAAAAAGATTATTTTCCGACATTGAATATGATACAATTAGAAGTGGTATGACTAATGTTAAAAAAGCAATACATCATATAAATCTTAAAAATGTATATGCATATAATAATAAATTAATTATTGAATCATCCAATTTTAGTGACTTTCATCAAAAAATGATATATGATTATAATGAAAAAACAATTGAGTTTATTTTAATTCAACCTAATAATACACAATCAGAAGAAAATAATGAATTAGACCCAGAATTTTATTATAAATCAAAATATAAAATTATTTTTGATAAAAAAAATAAAATTGTATTAGATCCATATACAACAAAAAAAATAATAAAACCAATTATTTATGAAGAATTTATTAATAAAAAATTAAATTCAACTAAATATGGACCTGTAAATGTATTTAAATATATAATTGATAATTCAGACATAAAAGATAAAGAAAAAATAAATAATTTTATAAAAGATTTATCATACGAAAAAAAATACGTTAAGATTTATGATTTATTTAGGCTATTCAATCATTATTTGCAAATAATTAAAAATAAAGAAGGATTGGATATGGATATATATAATAATGTTAAATTTCATTTAAAAGATACTACTAATTTACTAAAACATATGACTCAATTAAAAAAATGGAAAAAATTGTATAATACACTTTATAATGATACAAAAAATATTTATAATATCGAATATAAATGTGTTTATGAAAAAAAATTTCCTAACAAATACAAAAATAATGAATATAAGGGATATTATAGTAAGGAAAATATTAAACTATTATCTTTAGTTAAAAATTATTTTGATCATGATAAACAATTAGAATTAGAAGATGATACAATACAAATGAAGGTAAGAGACCAAACTGTTTTTGAGGTAGGTAGTAAAGATTCAAAACAAGAATGTGAAAAAGGAAATATAAAACCTAGAATTTCTAAAGAATCAACAGAACTAAAAGAATCAACAGAAACAAAAATAAAAGACATAAATGCTGATAGTTATTTTATCAAAAAGGTTGATAATTTTATATGGATTGATCACCCTATAAAAACATCAAAAAATATAGGTGATTTTGGTATTTATACTCCTTATTTAGTTAGTTATATTTTAAGAGATCCGCAATCAAAAAAATTAAACATAAATGGTAGTAATATTATAGAATTTTGTGAATTTATTCACGGTTTTAAATCTGCTGGTCTATCTTTAGTATCATTAATGTTACAGCTCGTAGATAGTTATATTAATTATAAAAACATATATAATATAAATTCTCAAAAAATGATTGATTATACAGTCAAAATAGACCATATTAAAAAAATGAATAATAAAAATAAAGTAAAATCCGGTAACTGTAAAAAAGAACTAAAAAACCCATCAGAACCAAAACTAATAAACCTTTTTACTAAAATAATAATTAAATTTTCTTATAAAAAAATATATTCATCAAAAATCGAATATCCTACATATATTGATCATAATATTATATTTGATCTATCAGAATTATCTTCAAATAATTACTTAAAGTTAAGTATTTTACAAAATGAAATACAACAAAATGAAATACAACAAAACGATAAACAAGATGTACTAAATTTAAAATTTATTGAACTAGACGAACCATATTATGGCCCAAGTGAAAATTCAAATATAAATGATTTTGATGAATTATTTATTAATAGAATAACTAGTAACTATAGTAATGCAGATATTGTTTATAACATTAATGAATTTAATAAAAAAATGAATTATGTTGATAGCAAACTTGATGAAAAAGAACAATTACAATTACAATTACAATTACCTGTACCTAATTTAGATAATTTTGATGATTTTCCTCAATGGCCACCTAAAAAACCATCTATAAAACAAACATCTATAATACCACCATCTATAATACCACCATCTAAAAAACAAACATCTATAATACCACTAGTATTTAATAAATATGATGGTGAAAATGGCAAATTTCAAAGTAGTAGTGGAATATATAAACAAAAATATTTAAAATATAAACTAAAATATATGAAATTAAATAACTTGTAAAATATACTCTAATAATCAGTATTTGTAATTGGTAAAATATCTTGTACAATATCCTTATATGTCATCATACGCATTTTACAACAATACCGTCTAAGTCCAAGACCTAGTAATAATTTAGTTAATTCTTTTTCTTTTTCTTCTAAAGATAATTTAGGATTAGTACAAATTTGTTCTTTACCCTGTTCATATTCCATTGTTTTTTGACCTAAAAAGTAACCGCATGTTGGACAAGTAATATATAACATTTTTATTATATTATTAATATTATATTTATATATTTTTAATTCAATTTTTTATATATTTTTTAAATTATATAAAAAATCAATTATATAACAGATGAGAACCATAATTTAATAAAAAATGAAAAATATGAGTAAGACTATAAAATACATATTTAATAAGTTTTAATTAAATATTTTTATCTTATTAATTTATAATGTCAGAATTAGAAACTTTTAATTTATTATTAGAAAAAATTAAAAACATTGAACATAAATTTATTAATGATTTTTTAAAAAAAAATATTTATCATGTGGTTCGTACTTTTTTTTCAAGTTTAAATGATACAGATTTGATAGCACTACAAATATTAACCACATTTATTGTTGACTTAATTTCATTTAAATATAATTTTGATCCAAATGATATTAATTATATTAATCAATGGACACAAAATGCAAATAGAGATATTAAAGGTGTTA